TGGGTAAGATATTGTAAGTCCTGGAGATGAGCTCCAGGAGGTTTCATCAAATCTTGGTGCCGTTCCAGTTACTGTTACTGTAAAGGATCCAAAAGTAGTTCCGCCTTCTCCAAATTGCTGGATATCTAAAGATGTTGCAGATGCTCCTCCAGACATAAATGCAGAAGCATAGAATTGACCATTATTATATACAACCCAGTCTGTCTGCTGTATTAGATTAGTAGACCAGCTTATTCTACCTCCCCAAAAGAAAGATTCCATTGTTGCTGTGACTGTAGGCTTGTTTGGCTTTAAATCATTAACTACTCCATTTTTACCATATCCAGTTATTGTCATTCCACTTACATTAGAAGTATTCTTAGGATTAACTAATAAGCCAATAGTGCCATCTGCATTTCCAGTATCAAATGTATATGTGTTAACATCTCCAAGAGAAGGCACCTCAGTAAATGTTACTTCAGGACCTTGATATTGTAGATAAAAATCATTTGCTCCAACTGGCTTTACCCAGTCTAGCTTTACAACACCATTTTCTACAACTGTTACAGTTAAGTTTGTTAATTTTTGTGGGGCAACAATAGGAGTAGGCAATGTATATACTGGCTCTCTGTTGTCTCCATATTGATTAGTTGCAGTAACCTTACATCTTAATACATATCCAACATATTTTAATGTTCTTGAAGAATCCCATTCATCTTCATTTAAAAATAATGAATTTTCTGTTTTACCAGTAATGTCAGACCAGTTTAAAGATGATCCAGAATAAGGTGCTTTTTGCCATTGGTATTTATAAGATGTTGGAGAATTATCCCATGTTCCAGTTGACACAGATATAGTTTCTTGTGCCCCATATAAATAATTATCTGGCTGTAAAGATATGGTTGGTAATACTTTATTTATTGGAGTAACTTCTGTTACTGGCTTCCAAGTTGTGCCGTCGTAAATAAAAATGCGCTGAGCATCATTCCAGGTAACCCCGTTATGAATCTTGATTTTTTTGAAGGGATTCCATGAAGAACCATTCCAAATATTTAGCGGCATTTAATCTCCTATCAGTATTGTATGTAAATATCTCCAGCTACGGGGCTCACTATAGAAGGTGTCTCTGATGTTCCGTATGCAATTTTGTTCTGTACATTTGGTGCAGATAGATTTGCGTATCCACCTAATGTTATTGATTCTCCCAAATTTATGGTATTCCCATTGACTTCAACATAAGCATTTTCTATTTTGCTATTTGGAATCGATCCAGTTAATGCTGAACTTGCTATTGATGAATCTGCAAAAGTAACATTGGCATTAGCAAATGAAACCGTTCCTGCAAAAACTGGGCTAATTAGAGTTGCATATAGAGAAAGGTCGACTGATGCCCATGATGCAGATGATCCGTTTGTTGTTAAAAATTTACCACTATTGTCTAATTGATTTGGTAGCGTATTTATTCCAGTAACTGTTGCATTTGTAAAGTCTACAGTTCCAGAAAATGATGGCGATGCAAGTGGTGCTTTGAGCTCTAAATCAGATTGAGATCCTTTTAAGTCTAAAGCAGCTTGTGTTGCTGTTGAAATAGGTTTATCTAAATCGCTAGTATCATTAGCATTTCCAAGACCAACCATTGATTTTGTTATTCCAGAAACAGTTCCTGTAAATGTAGGATTTGCAATTGGTGCTTTAAGAGCAACATTATCAATTGTTTCATATGTAGATGCTGCTGTATGTATTGCTAGCTTTGTTCCTATTAGTGTTGTCAGTGCATCTATTGCGCTGTCATCATTTCCTAAAGCAGCAGAAAGCTCTGCAATTGTATTTAATGCTTCTGGAGCATTTCCTACTAGTGATGCAATTGCATTATCTGTATATGTTTTTGTTGCAATTGTATCTGGTATTACTGATTCTAATATTTTTGATGATGCATTTAATCCAGCATATCCGTTAGGTTGGTTTCTTAAAGATTCTAAAACATAGTTATCCAAAGAGTTTCCTATATTTGTAACATCTTGATTCGTATCAGCAATCATGTCCATTAAAAATGTTCTTAATTGGTCATCTGCATCTTGTAATGATGCTACTCTTGAATTAATTGTTGGAGTCAATGCTGCAATTGCTCTAGGGTTTGTAAAATAAAGATTGGTGCCTTCTGGGAGGTTAGTGGTAGAAGTTATTATGCTCCCGCCGCTTCCTACTGGTATTGCTGCAATGGCTGCTGTAATATCTGGGGCGACTGCATCTTTAGCTCTTTGTGCTGTAAAATATAGTCTACTTCCCTCTGCTACATCGGAGGTTGTAAGATCCATAATTTCAGCTTGTATTGCAATATTTCTATTTATAACTTCATTACCTATTGCTGTGCTTATTGCGGTATTTCTGTCACCGACTTCTTGTGTAATTGCTGTTGATACAGCAGTGTTAATTGCAGAAGTTGTATCAGTTAAAGCTTGATTAACTTTAGTTGTTGCATCGTTTGAAGCTGTGCTTATTGCTTCTGACTTGGCAGTTGCAATTTTACCTTCAGCATTTGATATTGCTGTTGCCTGGGCTGTATTAGCTTTTGTTGTTGCATCTGTTGCAGCAGCAGCTATGGCTGCAGCTTGTGCTGCATTTGCTTTTGTTGTTGCGTCTGCTGCAGCAGTTGTTGATATACCTGAAACAATTGAAGCATTTGCTGCAATTGCTCTAGCGTCAGTAAAGTATTTATTTGTTCCTTCAGCTAGGCTTGTTGTAGTTAATGCGGCTATAGCGGCGGCAACTTCTCCAGAGACTGAGGTTTGGTTTGGCAGTTGTGATGTAGGAATTTTACCACTTGAATCAAGTGTTGCTATACCATTTGCTTCTCCTGGCTTAAATGCATAAGATGCTATTGAGTTCCATCTTGATCCATTACCTATTTTAAACTTGTTTGTGTCTGACTCTATTCCTATTTCTCCAGAAAGAAGAATTGGATTATTTAATACCCAGTTTGATGCGGTATCTCTTCTAAGTAATATTCTAACTGCCATTAGATTGATGCTCCTCCGTCAAGGATATCTCCAACAAAATCTGTTGAATCTCCTCCTATAATTAATGTGTCTTCTGGTGTTTCTTCTGGTTCTCCACCATCAAATAATGTTAGATTTTCCCAGCTTGGGTTTTCATTTGATAAAGAAGGTGTTCCACCTTCTACTCCAATAACTTCTGGGAGGATAACTGCGGGAGATGCAATTTCATTATACTCCAAGAAAGTAATTGGATTTTGAATATCAATTGTATGAACTTCTCCATCAAATGCGTGAGTATGTCTATAAAATGGAGTTGGGTCTGTACTTGGTGGTGTTAGCTCAATCCATGAATCACCATTGTGAATTCTTAAATTTTTGCTAATTACATTAAAATAGACATCGCCTTCTTTTCCAGATGACGGATCTACTTCCATTGTAAGTAAGTTTAACGCAACTTTCATTTGTCTAGACATATTAACCTACTACTACTACTTTAAACTCTCCAGCTGAAGGTGCTACTGCAAAATCAACTTTAACATTATTTTCATCATGCAACTTAATATCTGCTTCTACAAGTGAACCAGTTGCTGTATCAAATACCTGTACTGTAACCTCTAAGGTTCCAAGTTTATGCTCTACTGTATATGATGTTTGTGATGTCCCAAGTGTTGTTACTGACTTTCTAGCAATTGAGTGATAGTCTACTCCATTGTTTGTTAGTGACCACTTGTCTGTTGCTTCATTCCATAAAATTTCAACATCTGCATCTGAACCACGCTCTACCATTATTCCAGCATTTGTAGTTGCAGATCCAGTGGCATTGCTATTAAGCTTTACCTTGTTATCTTCAATGTTAATCTGTGTAGTGTTTACAGAGTTAACTGTTCCAATAACATTAAGGTTTCCGCCAACCTGCAAGTTGCCAGTAATCTCTACGTTGTCTGGCAATCCAATTGTTACGGCTGCATCATGACCACTATTTGGTGAAACTGTAATTTCATTTGCTGTTCCAGCAATTGTAGCTACATAATCTCCTGTGGTCTGTGTGCTTAAAGGAACAATTAAGTCTGCCTGACTTGCAGCAGTTAATCTACCTTGCTGATCTACTGAAAATGTTACTGTTTTTGATGTAGACCCATATGTTCCAGCAGTTACTGCTGTATTGTCTAGATCTATGGTTGTTACGCCAGTTGTGTCATTGTATGAACGAGTTAATCCAACTCCGCCTTCTACATACTGACCAATAGCATCTTGAATTACTTCTAATGAACCTGATGTGGAAATCCACTCTGTTCCATTCCAGAAGTACATGATGTTGTCGCCAGTATTGTAGTAAACTTGACCTGATACTGGATTTGAAGGGGCTGCCCCTAAGTTTTGAATTCTAGCATTGAGTAACTCATTCTTGTTGAGATCAATACTAACTAAATATTTTTTTGCCATTTGCTATCTCCCTTTTAGGACAGGTGTGCTGTCCCTGAAAATGGCTGTGCCATTGTCAATGTTATTTTATTAAAGCTGTTGTAATCTATGCCTGTTTCAAGAATATCCCCAGCACTTGACTTCACAGTTACATTTGGATTGTATCCAAGGTTGTGAATAATTTCTACTGAGTACACTCCATCTACTGGACCCTGAAGTTGAGCAAGTTCCCAGGATGTTGTTAGAGTTGAGTTTGTTAATATAATTACTTTTGCGTCTGCCCAAGAAGAATCACTAGTCTTTGGACCGATAAATTTATTTAATGTCGTTTCATAGTAAAAATCTCCAGTTAGCCCAAGGTTGTTTGCTGGGTTACCGACTCCATTGAGTATTGTTCTACCTCTTGGTCCTTGTGGACCAGGAGATGAAATAATTAGATTATTTTTTTGTTCTTTAACTATTACTTTGTCGACCATTATATAGTTACCGACCTACTGAGAGTAATGAACCCCTCTAGGAGTTTAATCTTATTCCCATTAGTGTCAATAACCATAATGTCATATGCAGATTTTGGATAAAAGAGTTTGTTGGTTTGTGTTGGAGTCATCTTTACATCTAATGTTCCTGTTGGTCCATTGATTGTAATTCCACCCGCTGGTGAGGTTAGTGTGAAAGCAAGCTTGCTGCCACCCTGTGTATCACGAACTTGTAGCTTTGCTGATGCACCAGTAAGATCAATAGCTGTTACCTCGTCATCTTCAGTATATTGTATCTGAAAATTAAATGTAGCGTTTTGATCTACTTCGAAATTCTTTTTTACTGCCATTTGCCATAGTCTCCTAAATAGGAATACTCCTGTACCAATTTTAGCACAGGAGTATTTCTAATCGACTAATTACTTAGCTGGAGCCTTAAAACCAAATTCTTGGTTGCTTGGGCTTAATGCCTTTAGAATAACTGGAGCAACTGCTGCAACTCCACCCATCAAAAGGTCTCTTGGATTTGTATTTCCAGTCATGTACAAAGCAATTGCTGCTGAAAGGAATGCTCTCGCATATGTTCCAAGTGCTGCTAAAATTTGTTCTGTCATTGTTACCTTTCCGTCTTTGTTTAAATCGGCTTTATCGTGTGCCATTTAATCATCTCCATCTCAGGGCGGTGTGCCCAGGAATTTTGGTTTTACCCAATACTATATTCTACCACTATGCTGATATATCTACAATTTCGCAATTTCCGTCAGAAGTACACGCTAGGGTCTGGGTTCCGCTTGTCCCATCCTCTGTCTCATAGAAAGATAGATCTTCCCAGCGAATGCTTTTTGGCATTCTTGCAACAAGGTCTTCATATTCTTCCTTGCTTACTTCTTGATATGGAGCTTGCTTGTATGAGTGTTCTGAGTGGGGCAGGAATGAGATTCCAGATACTTCATCAAAGTGCTTGTATACCCATGCTCCAACTTCCATCCATTCATCTTCCTTTACAGAAACTGTAATAGAAGGCTTGTGCTCACACCATGCACGTTGGTAAACTAACCAAATGTTTAAGTGTTCAATAGCTGTTAGATCATTTCTAACAATTGCACCTTCTGGTGCCTTTACTGGAAATGAGAAAACATATGTATCGTTTGGCTTCATTACATCATCTTCTACTGGAATCCCAACTTCTTTAAGAAATACAGAAATTGGATCTCCCTTTGAACCACGAACTGTTCTAATGTAATATGGAGAATGCCATGCATGCATTCCTGAAGATACCCCGACCAATTGGGAAACTGTTCCTGATGGCTTCACACATGTAATAGCTGCAGACTCAGGAATACCAATTTTCCCAGCCTCTTCTTTATTCTTTGCTCTTGCTGATTCTCTAAGAGTCATTAAAAATGATTCTAGCGCAACTAGGTCTTGTTTGCCTGACATAAACTTATGTCCAAATTGCCCAGTCAATGAAACTCCCAGAAGTCTTTCCTCTTCTGTATTGTCTTTCCAAATCTTACGAAGGTACTTAAAGTCTGTAAGAGTAGACTGCCAAGTTCCAAGAATAGTTGCTAACTCTACCTTACGCTCAATATCTTTCTTTGTATCATTTTCACGTAGTACGACTTCTGAAAGGTTACAAAACTGATAAGGACGTAGAATAATTTCTGAGCACGGGTTAGTTCCGTAGTGAATATCTGGATCTCTTCTTCCAAACTTGGCTGCTTGGGCTTGAGCTGCGGCCACATTGTATATACCTCGTTCTCCTGATTTCGAGTCATATAAAGATTTCCATTCTGCAATAAATTGCTCCATCTCTGGTTTGCGAGAATAAGCAACAGAGTTATTTGATAAAGCACGTTGAGTATTATTTTCCCACCAGTTGCCAGACTTTGCAGCAGCCATTTCAATGTCATTGATGTTTGATAAAGAAATCATTGCTGAGCGTCTTACTCCACCTACAACAACTACTTCTCCAATCTTACACATTATGTCATGTGCCTCAATTGGCTTTAGTTGACGTCCTGCTGCAGATTTAAACTTTGCAATTGTAAAATCAAAAAGATTAATCAGTGGTTGTGGTCCAGAGGATCTTCCGCCCATGGTCTTAAGTCTTGCTCCTGCTGGACGAAGTTTACTGACATCAATTGCTGGAATTTGACCTGACCAAAGCAGTGCTAGTAGCTCACGATATGCTTTTGCCCATCCTTGTTTTGAATCTTCAACTGTAATAACGGTTGTTGACTTATCAAATGAATCTGGGACGGCAGGAAGCTTATTAACATACTTATATTCAACAGAGAATCCAACACCAGTACCACACATTAAGATATACATAGTTTCATCAAATGATCTTGGTGAATCTACTGGAACAAATGAACAGTTATATCCTGCTACATGGTCTCTATCTAATGCTGCTCCAGCTGTCATGACTGAACGCATGGATGGCATAACATTTCTGTTATATACTGCTTCTTTTATTTCAGCAACTACTTTTGAATCTGGAACATAGTTCATAGTTTTGAGATGTGATAGCATAAAGTCAAAATATCTATCTACTGTCTCACCCCATGTTTCACGACGATTATCTTCTTGTAACCATCTTGCATATCTTGACAATGCAATAAAGTTTTCATATGGGTTTTCAATAGTTCTTGACATATACGACCTCTTCTCCGCCCTGCGGTGTAATTTTTTGTGTGAAGTCCTAGTGTATCAAACTTTTTTTTACAGGTCTAGTGTTTAAGAAAACTTTTTAAAAATGTGATCAAATGAGTTTTCAGTTAACTGCAACCAATTATATTTTTCATGAATCTTAGTCGACTGAGCATAATAATATCCTGAGTAAGCGTTGTAATCTAAAACAACATCTCTCATAAGCTCAAGTAAGTGTTGATAGTTTGGTTCAAAAACTAATCCTGGTAAATTTAAAAATGGTGACTGGGTTAGTTTTGATTTTAAAGAAAGTGGACCTATAAAATTTTTATAATCTGCCCAAGCAGAAGTACAAATTGTTGGCATACCAGTTGCTAATGCCTGAAGCGGAATGAAACCAAATCCTTCTCCATAACTAGGATAAACTAAAACATCATGATCATAGTAAAGTTGAAGTAGTTGACTTTCTGTAAACTCTTCTGTTATAATATTTATATTATTATATATATAATTAGGTAAACCTATTATTTCTTTATCTATATAATTATTATATACTCTAGTAGTATTATTATGATATGCTTTAATAGTTAAAGAGTAAGAAGGATTGTTTCCGTATAATTGTGTGAATGCGTTAACAACCATCTGTCCAGCTTTTCTTGGCGCTGGTTCTCCTATGTGTAAAAACTTAATAACTCCATCAGGTTTTCTTCTGCGTGGTTTCCAAACATCACTAATACCATGATTGTAAACATGTATAGGTTTTTTTAAACCAGCATCTTCAAATATTTGTGCATTCCATTCAGATGTTGTCCACATTTCATCAACATGATCTGCAATTGGAAACCAGTTAGAAGGAACTACAGTTGATTCCCAAGGGGTATATCCTATTTGATACTGCCCTCTGTGCATCTTAAATTGATTTGGTTGTGCAAAATTAACTTGTACTTCAGGGTTACTGTTTGAGTAAAGTACTTCATGACCTAACTCTTCTAAAGACTTTTTTATGTTTAAATAAGCAGAGTTATACCCACCAGCATTTTTAATGTGAGTTGTAGGCGTAAATAGAGATATTTCCATTGGTACTTTCTAGTTAACTGACTTGACAGTAACTTACTGACAATGCTATGATTATAGTTCGTTATCTCTAAAGGAGGAAATGCCAATGGAGAATATAAAACAAAAGCTTAGTGATTTTGTTCATAGTACGACTGCTATAGTAATGATAACATTATTTCTATTCAGTAACAATACTGTGATTGCAATACAAAATTCACAAGCTCTAATAGTAAAACCAAAGACAGAAGTACAACTTAAGAAAGAAACCTTAGAAAAGTACAGCAATACTGTTTATAAGCCTTCTCAGGCTCTGTCAGATGAAGATTTAAAAGATCTTCTTTGGGCAGTAGGTTTTGAAGGAAAAGCCCTTAAAACGGCTTGGGCCATTGCTAAGAGGGAGTCTAACGGACGACCAATGGCGTATAATGGCAACAGGAATACTGGAGACAGTTCCTATGGAATTTTTCAGATTAATATGTTGGGTAACCTCGGAATTGATCGAAAAGAAAAGTTCGACCTGAAGTCAAATGTACTATTATTTGACCCAGTAATCAACGCAGAGATAACGTACTATATGACTAATGGCGGTGAGAATTGGTCAGCTTGGAAGGGTTTAACCCAAAGAGCACAGGAATTTTATTTAAAGTTCCCAACAGACACGAAGAAGTAGGAGACTATGCAAAGGATACAGTATGTATCTAAATACATAGCAATGGCTGAAGAAGGCCTTGTTCCGCAATTGGAATGCCCAATGGATCAAGGTCTTCTTTATCCCAATCAAGATTTAGAAGACAACCTTTATCTTTACTGCTTGTCGTGCAACTACAAAAAATTTATAGGCTTTGGCTTTTATGATGATATTGTAAAAGCAGTTCAAAAGGGCGGTTCCAAATGACATGTGGAAGCAATGACTGCAAGTGTCAAAATGAATCACAACCAATCCCCATAACAGACGCTATGGGCAGAGAAATATTTTGGGAAGATTTAGGTAGAAAGAATGACTGAAGAACAGGCAACAACAAATCTAGAAGATAATCTTCCTATGGTGACATATATTATGCTCCATAGGATTTATGATCTGCTTACACTAATTTCGAATAAAGTGGTAGGCGGAGAAGACACACAAAAGATGATAAATTATCATGAACAGGGCTATCTATTAGGCCCTGCCCCAGCGTATACAACAGGAGAAGAAAATGGATAAAGATAGAGACTCAGTTGTCAACTTAATGACAAGAGTTTTCCAAAACGGCAACAAAATGATGTGCATTCAATCAGGAATGTCTGAAGAAGAAACTGAAGAAAAGATGGGCCAAAGCTTGCCATCAATTACATACCTAATGGGATTAGTTTTTGACAAGCTTGATGAAAACAATCTTATTGTAGAATAATCCTTGACTTAGGACAAAATCTATTTTACAATAATATTGTAAGTTGAGCTTTTAGTTCCTTACATGTGCTTAGGCACAACAAAACCCAGGCGGATCCGCCTCTGACTGGGTTTTGTATTATTTACCTTTGTTTAATGTTCCCCTTTTGAAAACAAAGCCTGTTATAAAGTATCGTGTTCCAGATGTTATATGTGAGACTGCATGAGTGTATTCTTTGTAACCAGAATGAACAAGCATTCTTCCAGCTTTTGGCTTTAGCTTAATGTTTTTGTTAATGTATACCGTTTCTCCGCCTTCAAAGTCATCATTAAAATAAATTATGTATCCCTTAGTAACATTAACGCTACTGCCATCACCGTATTCATGATTATCCGCATGTACCCCAAGTGCCCAATCAGTTCCATTTCCAGTAGATACACGAAGTCTACTTATAAGCGTATTGCTGTTTGATTCTTCTTGATCGTTATTAATAATATGTTCTAGGCGAGTATTTATTTGTTTGCGAAGATCATTAGAGTGTGTGCAATCTTTTAAATTGTTTTCCCAATCTCCTTTTCCGCCAAACCAGCCTTCTTCTTCAAGGCACTCAGACATCATTACATCTATTTCTTCTTTTGACAAGAAGTCATCTATGTAGTATATTCCGTCATCAACTTTAGTTATGATGTATTTATTATCCATATCTATATTCTATCATTTTGCAGAACATAGTGCGAAAAATAGTGCAAAAAAAGTGCTTCGGCGGCAGAAGAACCCTTTTATGAATTTGGGTGTATAATAATAATATGAGTCCAAGATATTTTTCTAAGATGATGTACGGTCCTTATTTTTTAAGTGACACACATCCAGAACAAAAACAAGCTGTCATGCAGGACAAGATAGAGGAACGTGCCAAAAAGTTTTGGCATGTACTCTTAAAGCCTTTCTCTAAGTTCACCAAATCCTAAAGATACTCCAAAGCGGGGGGAAGAAGCAATAACATTATGCTTTCTACCATTAGGACAATATAGGATATCTCCTGGGCCAATTACTTTATCAAATTCAATTTCACTATTAGTCTTATCATATATCTGCCATCTGGAATGTCCCTGAAGTTGCCAGAATATAACATTTTCCATGTCTATGTGTGGTCCACCATATGCTGCTGGATCTGTAGTTAAGGACATATATATCTGATGATCACTTCCTACTTCTTCAGCCAATGGAGATTCATGGAGTA